ATTATTTAAATAATGAGTTATCAGTCCCTGTCAATACACTTCAAAGTAAAAATACCAGTATTGTTGTTGATAATAATACTTATTCTAATTATAAAATAGCACTAGTAAATAATTCATGTTCTATAAATAATTTCACAGAAGAAAATACACCTATATTGCTACTAAGAGAATCTCTAAATGTAAATACTATATCATTTAATGGTAACGAGTTAGACTTATCTAGTTCGAAAAATGATGTGGTAAATATAGGCAATGGATTAAGTTTAATAGTATTATCAAATGATAATAGTTTAATAATTGTCAAAATAGCAGATATGATTGATTTGATAACTGATTTAGCAAGTTTCTTTTCAACATTAATGTCAGTGGAAGACATTACATCTGATACAATAGATAGGGGATATAACGCATTAAATGACATTTATAATGATATTGCTACTAATAGTGGTGAATGTTTACAGCCAATTATTATAACTGATGAATCTCAAGTTCAATTTTTAATAAGCAATGCAACAAGTTTTTTGAAAACTCCATCACAATACAAGATAATATATTTAATTCCTATTTTAGAATCAAATAATAGAGTATGTATACCTAGTTTAAATCCTTTGGTAAAATCTAATACACTTGTTATGTTTACAAGTACTGATATTAATAATACAGTATTTGTAGAATTAGAATCTAAAAACTATACATTTATCGAGTTTAAAAATAATTTTATAATAAATAATCGAGAATTATTTCTAGGAGAAAAAACTGTAATAAATAAGATTCAATTTGAATACATAGGATTAGGTAGTAGATATTTATTGTTAAGAAATGATATAACTACCATATCCAGTGGAGGCGTTGGTGGTGATCCATATATTTGTAATCTGCAAGGTTTAAAATACAAGATACCTCCATCGAACAATTATTATAGCTATATTGATAATTGTGCTAAAAACGAACATAATAGATTCATAATAAATTTTGAAACTTATATTTTAGAAGGTGAAGAACTTAATCAACTAAATAATTATATAGTTAATAAAATAGCAAAAAGCAATAATTTGAAATCTAAAGTAGAAGTTGCTAAGTGGTTATTTAAAAATAATTTACAGTTAGATATGAATGCTTGTTTTATTAAAAGATTTTTTATTAAAAATGGAAAACATGAATTTATATTTGATTTAAATACCTTTAAAATCTATGATATAGATAATAATGAACTTTATTACTTTCCTTCTCGATTTAACCCAATAAAAAGTAATAGTTTTAATATGAATAAGGATATTAGTGAACATATAGGTCTAAAAAATGAAAAAGCTATATATGGTTTAAAGTTAGAGACACATACGCAATCTTTTGGAACTGTATTTATAGAATTCATGAAATATTCACATCCTCAGATTAGAAATAATGTTAATATTACTTTTGAAAAAAATCCCATAAATACTAATAGTGTTGGGGGAATAGTAAAAAATAGACATTATATTTTACCAAGTATTAATTCTAACACCGATTTTATTGAAACAAAATTAATTGAAAATGATACTACTGAAATTTATTTAAATAATATTGGGAGACTTAAAAAACAACTAATTAAAGAATAAAATTAAAAATATTTAAGTAAATAACTATTAGTATTATTATATGTATTTGTATAATCACAGCCATGTGATAAATAGCCAATTATACAAGAATACATATAATAAGTTTACTAGTGTCTATATTAAATTTCTTAATTCATTAAAAGTCTATTGTATTAATTTTGATTTAAATATTATAAAAAAAAAAGAAGACCTGGAATACTTATTATGTGAACTAAAAAGTAACAATAGGAAAGATAATGAACATACTTTCCGATGTAAAAATTGTACTATGAAAAATAACGTGAGTTTTTACAATGATATCGAAGATTCTGTTATACTACAATGTGAATATTGTAATAGTTATCGAAATTACACTGTATCTGAACTTACACCTAAAATGAACCCGCAAATCCTAGATTATAAAAATATAAATGAATACTATATTAATATAAAATCTTCAAAAATAGAATTACATATCGTAGAATGTATCAATTAGATTATTATACTCTTTTTGTAATTTAAATACTTTTTTCTCAACTAATGGTAATAATTTTTTTGGGTAAGGAGCGTTAAATCTAGTGGGATCAATATGATTATCATCTGTAACTACGCTCTTAATAACAGTAATAAATTTCATATATCTGATTAGTTGCTTGCCAATTGAACCATTAGGTTCTCCTTTTGAGATATGTTTTATTATAATATCATAAATTTTATTATGATTATCTAACATTATTTTTGTTAAATTATCATGCATTGTACTATCAATTTCAATTTTATCTGCGAAATTAGTATTATTAAGTCCATCAATTTCACCAATTTGATTCCCACTGAAATTCCCCCCATATTCATCATCTAAGTGTTTTTCAATATTTACTTTATTTTCACCAGATTCGAGGTCTATGTTACTAAAATCAACTTTTATTTGATCAGAACTATTTATAGGTATTAATTTAGATTTTTTAGAGTCATTATTATAGGTAGTGATTTCAATATTTTGAACAGAACATTTATTAACATGTCTTAAACAAAATAGAGGACCTCTTGAATTGGCATTTTTATGAACAGGATTATTACATTTATATTGGTAAGATTCACCATTTTTTTTGCGAAAATCCTTATACGAACATCGAATAATATCATTTTCAGTATCGCTAATATCTGATTCAGTATCACTTTCTACAAAATCGTAAAAATGTTCTTCGAATATTGTGAATTGCGACCAAATATCATAGTCTCTTAATAATAATATATATAAAGGCCAATAAAAATCTTTAAGTTTTGTAGATATTTTATCCAATTTTGAATTATTTTTTAAAAGAAGACTATTATCTCTTTTCTTCGTATATTTATCCCATAATATTTTAGCTATAAGTAAAATAGGACTAATAACTAATGGAGTAACAATATCAGTCCAAATATTGAATGATTCACAGTCAGACATCTTATAATAAGATATAATATCAAATATATTTAAGTATATTTAATAGTATATTATTTAATTAGAAGCTTCAACTCCAACATCGGAACCACCATGGCTTCGTTGTCTGTTACCTCTTGGTTTAGAACCACCAACCTTGTTTACATTTCTTACAGGTTTAGGGTGTTCGCATAGAAGTTTTCCACCTCGGACACCTGTTACTTCAACAGCTAAAGTTTTTCCTGTTTTATCTTGAGTAGTAGAAAATTCTACATACTCTCCAGTAGTTAATGTCTTATAAACATTATCATCAGTTTTAATACCATTGTGATGAACAAATACATCACTCCCAGAATCCAAATCTGTTAGGAATCCATATCCAGCTTTATGGTTAAACCATTTAACACTTGCTAATTTTCTTTCGGTTGTTACTTGAGACATTTTATAATAATTAAAGTCGAAATAACTTTATATGAATATTATGTTAAAATCTTTAAAAGTAAATGTATTTATATTATAAATGAGTTTTAATGTGATTAAAATAGTAACTATTTTACTAATTATTTTATTAATATTTCACTTTAGAAAATATAGACAACATAGCGAATCGTATGAAATTGAGCAACAAGAACTAGAGTATATACATGGTGACGAACTATATAATCAACTTAATCCTATCATTATCACATTTATAGAAGATGATACATTTAAATTCAATATAGATACCTACAAACTATTTTCACAATTATCTGTAAATAGAAATTATATGAATATTATCCCAAGTGAAAAATATTACAGACATTCTGCTGAGTTAGTCCTTATACGTCCCAATAAAGATATTAAAATTGAATTGACTAATCCTAAATATTTTGAATTTTTTAAGTTTGTCTCTAAAAACAGTAATATAAAAGAATATAATCTGGATAAAAAAGACTACTCTAATGTTGCTAATATAGAAATAATACTACATGCTTATAATATTTTATATATTCCTAGATTCTGGCTTTTTACAATTTTTAACAATGATATAAATACTAAGGTCGAAATATTTTCATGTCATAATATATTTACTTATTTATTCAATATATTCAATTAAATACTATTTAAAAATTTAATTAAATATAATAACAAATGACCGCCGGTAGAATTATATTAACTTTCAAAGGCTCGAACTCAAATATTTTATCTAGTAATCCTAGTATTAGTTTCTGGAAAATGTGTTTTACCAGATATACAAACTTTTCAATGCAGTCTATCGAGCTAGATTGTGAAGATAAAATTAAACCTTCCATAGATAATGATACCATATATAGATTTAAAATACATAGATATGCGGATCTTATAAATTATATTTACCTAACTATTGATCTTCCTGAAATATATTCAGATTTAGAGGAATTTAAATGGGTTGATAATTTAGGTTGTGCTATTCTAAATTATGCTAGATTATATCATGATTCTAGTCTAATTGAAGAAATTGATGGTAGATATCTATATTTATACAATGAACTTTACAACGATACAAACTCAAAAAAATATTTTAACAAAATCACTGGAAATATTCCAGAACTTAATAATCCATACGATAATAGATTTTATAAAAGATACTGTAAAAGTTCACATGTTACCAGCACTCAATTGGATAACGTAATATTTCCTAATAAAAACTATAAAACCTCTCCTTCAATTCGTAAATATCAGCTTAATATACCATTAATATTTTCATGTTTTAAAAATGATAATAATCTACCTATAATATCCCTCAGTAAAAGTGAAGTTTTTATAGAAATATCTATTAAATCAATAAGGGATTTATATACTATAGTTACAAAAAATACTGTAAAATTAGTGAATCCATGTCCATCATTGAGAGATTATTGGAACTCTGATTCAAAATTACCTAAAGAACAAAGAGATTTTGATGTTAATAAAAGAATAATAGATACTGGTAATTTTTCAAGATTTACAAGTAAATATGAAGCTTTTAATGAATATGATCTAAATGCTATGAAACCTAGACTGAACGCAAACTATATATTTATTGACGATAAAGAAAGAAAGCTATTTGCTAGTTTAAATATTCAAAATCTAGAAGCTTTAAATGATCACATAGAATTTTATAATTTATCAGGATTAAATAGTTTATCCGCTGAATTATATCATCCAGTTAAAAATTTTTTAATACTCGCACAACGCGATGATATTCATCTTAGAAATGAATGGATGAATTTTACTAATCTGGACAACAAAGATAATAATCCAGAGATGCTCCAAAATCAAATTTTAGATTATGCCAAAAAAGAGTCTATAGATAATAATGATAACTTATTTAAATATTTGGGGGCTTTTACAGATATAGACTATTCAAATGAACAGTCTATTATTAGTAATTATAGACTAAATACTAACTTATATTCTAATAATAATCTTATCGAAAATATATTAGTTGAAAACTCTGGAGATTATTTTACAAAACCAGCATCAATATCTCTACATGGTATTGATAATATATTAACAACTGGATTAGAAACAAATATCAAATATAATTTACAACATGTTATAATAAATCAATCTGGAAATTATAAAAGTGTACCTGAATATATAGTGACTACAGAAAATAACAATTCAGACAATATAAAAATAGTCATGACAATTGGAAATAATGGGGTTGATAGTATAAATGTATTAGACAAAGGTAGTAACTATGATAATATAATAAATATTGAACTTAAAAATACCTATAATGTAGATGATATTGGTATATCAAATAAAGGCAGTGGTTATACGTATAGTCCTGATATATTTTTATATCCTAGTCCTAAAACAGGATATACAAGAGATAATATATTACAACTAGGTATTACTAATGCAAAATTTACTGCCAACCTTAAAAATAATAGTATAGATACAATTAATATCGATAATATCGGAAACAACTATAATACTGATATATTAGATCTCAAATTATATGTAGGAGGTCATTTAAATAATACAAATCCAATGACACTAGATACTAGTGAATTAAACAATACTGTATTTACGCAAATACCAAATATACACATACATGATGGATATAATCAGATTATTAAACCTATAATTGAAACACATATAATTTCAAGTGAATTGGATATAACTATATCTAATTTAGATTATATCAGTGGAGGTAATTATGGCTCCATAGGAAATCAAGGATATGGGCTATCTGATAAAACCAAGATAAGCACAGGGCTTGTTTTGGATAAAATATACCCTAAAGTTATAGTTGATACCTTTATAATAGAACGTGATTTTGTGGAACCTAAACTCAGATTTTTACCAAATAAATATATAACATCTACTAATATCGATCAAGCCATCATAGATAATATATTCACTGATAATACATTTATTAAACCTAATATACTACCTGAATTTTCAGGAGATATTTATGGTTTTGATTGTAAATTCGATCTGAAATTTCATGATAGTATAACTTATAATGATAATATATTAGGATATGACGGAGTTGGTAATTTATATAAATATCCCATATTCAATAATATAATGTTTTCTAATTCTTCAGATAATTCACTAATAATTGATTATAATATTATAGATAATGTCAATACTACTCATACGCATATTCCAAATAGTATTATAGATAATGTATTTAATACTGCTGTATTTTATATAAATTATGCTGAATCAGATGACATAATATATGACAATTTATCTCTACAACTTAAAAAAGAGAAACTTATTTCAAATGAAATATACAATAATGATAATACATATACTTTAGATTTGAATGCGGATTCAGAATTTAACAGACTACCTTTTAAAATTTATAAACATTCGATAACTGAAACTAGTGAAGATGTTACATATCAATTTGTAAATTCTGTATTATTTACATATAATGACCTTCTTACTACTGAAAAGAAAAATGTATTACTTTTTTATAGAAATGACAGTAATACGTTTGACGAGGCAGAGAATGATAACATCTTTAGTCTATATATTGGTGATATATTCATTGATTCTATACAAATTAGAGATTTTAATTCAAATATTCATGTAGGTATGAATAATAATGATGCGATTCCTACTAAAGGAAATTCTAGTGGAATAAATTTTAGTTCATCACCAGATATTTATCGAAAACAACTATTTTTATTATTTGGTAATTTCAAAGATGACATCATTTCTATTGAAATAGGTAAAAAAATTAAAGAACTTGAAATCAAAAACAACGGTTATGGTTATAAAAATATTCCTTCTATAGGAATTACCAATGCGGATTATATTAATAAACTTGATTTTAGAAGTGTTCCTAAAAATATTCCGGAAACAGAAATTGATGATAAAAATGCGGATATATATCCTATTTTAGATTATGGAGGTTCAGGCGCTGAAGTTACTATTGAAATATCTTATGGTGGGAGCTTAGATAATATAAAAAACTTTGTTAAATTTACCGAGATAAACAATGGTAATGAACTTAATTTAACATTTAATAATGTATACTATGGCGATAATGTCTATAATAATATATTTGAAAATATAGCAAATAATGCGGTATTTAATCAATTTTGCTCAAATGACTTATTTTTAAATTATAAACAAAATCCATATTTTATTGTAAATAATGATAACGTTAATTTTAATGAAGATTATCAAGATCTTATAGTAGAGGGTATTTTAGATTATGGAGGTTCAGGGGCAGAAATTAAAATAGATATTGACTATGGAGGTTCTTTAGGTGAATTTGAAATTGTTAAGTCAGAACAGAATAATACGCTCTTTGTAAATGACGATATTAATAATGTTATTTATTATGATATTAATATTAAAAACATGGGTATCGGATATAAATCAACTAGCAATAATACATCTTATCTTGTAGGTAGTTTAATACAATATAATAGATATAAAATTAATGATGCTAAAATTATAAGACAATATAATCTCAATACAGTAAATGGGTTAATAACACCGTTCGAAACAGACAATAATTTATATCTAGGATCTAGAATAGGTGGAGATTCTACAGTATATAATAATGCTTCTGTAAAAAATTTTAAAGGTATTGCTCTCCATAAAGATGCTGGATTTGTATCATATCCTAATGGAATGCCTACTAATATTGACAATATACATCCTTCTAATAAACCGTATGATAATGTGAATACTGATTATGATAGAGTTAGATTAACTAATTATGATGATTTTTTAAATACTTCTACTAATGGTGAAAAAGACAGATTAATCTTTTTAATTGGAGGTATATTAGATGAATCTCCTATAATTGTAAATCAAGGTTCTGGTTATGGTACAGTTTTGGATGATAATAATGGAAATGATAGTATGATATTCAAAAATTTAATGGACATTGATAAAGGTCCTCATATATATAGTACCGCTATAAATAGTTATAATTCTGAAAATATTGTCCCTTTTATAGGAGGAAACAGCACATCAGTCCAAACAAGTATTAATAGTAATTATCAAATTGAAGAATGTAAAATCAATATTAAAAAATATACAGAAAGCATTAATCCTAATTTACCATCAGGTGGCACTTCTTCAGGTGGCACTTCTTATAATACGAATGTATTCATTGTATCAGGTGATTCACGACATCAACTTACTAATTGGCCACCAACAGCTACTGAATGGGATTTATTATTTATAGACTCATATTTTTATATCAATAAAACTGATATACTTAATAAATTTAGTGACCAATTAAATACATTATCTATTGTTCCAAGTTATGTTGCATCAACAGGAATTACAGATAATGTATTGAATGAATTATTTATAGGTCATAGTGGAAATAGTTTTAATAGTGATTTTAATAAGGTAATTGCTTATACTCCATATTGGGAGTGGCAGCATGGCGATCCATTAAAAGCATATGATATTCCAAGAAGCATAGCTTCAGTAGAATCTGTAAATGACTCCTTTGGAGATAGAGCAAAATTTACATTGTCTACACCTATCCCGTCTCCGAGTGATTTTGGTATAAACATGACCGGTGGATATCCTAATTACTATTATCCATTAGATCCTAACCAATTCGATTTAGTGCCTGGAGAATATGTTTATTTTACAAATAATGTTGGTAATATTACTGGTACTAATAATATTTCATCTGGAACTGTTCCAACTTTTGATCTAATAGAATTATCAGTTAAAATTCCACTATTTAAATATGATCTAAGCACTAATAAATTTACAAAACTAAAACCGGTATCAACTTTTGGATCTCAATTGACATCTTTCGACATAAAAAATCAAATAACTTCCAATAATAATAATAACGTGATATTAATAAACAATTCATTTGTTTCGGACTATGAAGATAATGTAATAATTAATACTAATTTAATTAACGATATATCTATTGTTAATCAAGGTATTGGTTATTATAAAAATAAGACAGAACCATTAATTATAGACATAAGTAATAATAATCATAAATTATATTTCAGAGGTATTATAGATAATGATGCCGAACTCGCAAAAATTGATATTACTTATGATGATTATGAAAACGAATCAGGTGAAAGTAAAATTAGTGGAGTAAGCATTACCAAAGATGATAATAATGACTTTGTTACAGGTAAAGATTATTCAAGTATTCCGGATGTATATTTCATTGATCACTATAATAATAGTAAAATTTATAAAAATGTGGTATTTAGTAATATAACATCATTAGGAAGCTTAGAAAATAATTTTACAATCGATAAAAATATACCTGTTTCTAGAAAAGCATCACCTTATATAGGGGGCAAACTTACAGATATTCAATTATATAATTACTATAAAATCCCATGCTTAATAAAGGATACAGAATTAATAACTTTCATGAATAATAATTTTCATAACTTCTATGAAATTTATAGATATACAAATGATAATAATTACGATAAATTTATACCTGTCTATTATTTAACAAATAATTCCGTCAAAATAGGAGGTAATATAACACAGATTCTAATAAAAGATGGGGGACTTAACTATAAATCTAGACCTAAAATATTCGCTAACTATAAAGACAATGATAAATATATATTAGATGAGACATTTGATCCTGATTATACACTAATCAGCGCGGTAAACTATAACATTGTTGAAGGCACTATTAAATGTTTAAATGGAACCGATTTTATAGATACACCTATTTATATTAATGACTGGGACGATGACGATATCACATCTGTATCTCATATAAAACCATTGAATTTAAAAACAGCCAATAAACATAATAACCAATCTAGAATATATAATGGGGGAACTATACAAAATTTGGCAATAATAAATACTCCAAATAGTCTACAATACAATTTCAATTTTACATCTAAGTCATATAGAAGTTGTGGATTATCTATTCATAATTATATATTAGATAGTATAGGTTCAGAACTAGATGATAATTACGAATATTCTATATTTATAGAACAGCAAAAAGACAATAAAAGATACTATCATAATTTTGAAAGTCATAAGATAAATTTAGAAACAAAAGGTATTAATTTACCTAATAACAAAGGACTTAAACTTATCCCTAATATCATTAATGATGGTAATGGTTTTGGTGTTATAGCAGATGCTACTATACATTTGGGGAATGGAGGATTGATAGCAAGTGTATGTGGTGTTGATAAAATTAATATAGATAATGTTGGTTCAGGATACAATTTAAATGGCGATGATAACTATGTTAAAATTTTAAATGGAGCAAACGACATATTTTCTGACATCTACAAATGGAATACTATAGATAATTCATTAATATTTGATTCTCAGAAGTTTTTAACATATGAATATCTAAAAAAATTTAATAGTAATTGGATATACCGTGATTATATGGATATACCTATGATTAATAATTACAATGATTACAATATGTACGATAAAAATATTATAGATAGTATAGAAATACTTTTGAACAATAAGAATCGAGAATATATTACTAATATTGATTTATATAAATCCTTGGAAAAAATAGAATTTTGGAATAAATCAAGTGACCAAAATATATCAGTTTATAGTTTTTCATTGGATAATAATAGTAATAATGCTAAAGGAGCATGCAACTTTTCATCATTTAAAGATATTAAATTTAAAGTTAATCTCAAAGATATGGCTGAAAATGAGGATTATAAATACAATCTATATGTTTATTTTGAATACTATAACGTTAAACAATATATGAATGGGATAGGCGCTATTAAATTTGCTAATTAAATATAACTAAAATTTTTATTTAAGAAATTTTAAATATATATATTAAGATGCCTGGAGGATTGTTTCAACTTACAGCTATTGCTAAAGAGGATATTTATTTGAATGTTAATCCTCAACTTAGTTATTTCCGCAGTGTTTATTCCCAATATAGTAATTTTGCTAAGATTACATATAATATAAATATTAATAATACCAATAATGACCAATCATTATTTAATACAGAAACTGTTTCAAGGATAAAACTTCCTGATAATGGTGATTTAATTAAAGATTTCTACGTAAATGTAAAATTACCAAAATTATATTGTGATTTTGACAAATATACTGATATACGATGGACGTCTGATTTACCCTTTAAGATTATAAAAAATATTAGTTTTTCAATAGGTGGTAGAGTAATTCAAGAATTCGACTCAGAGTTTCTATATGCGTATTACAATATATCCTTAGGTTCAGAAGAATATGAAAATTTATTAAACCTTTTTTCCGATCACAAAATTAAACAAGTAATGGGTAATTTAATAGATAATAACTATAATTCAGAAGACATTTTATATAAAAAAACCATAAATAGAGTAGATTATAAATTAACTAATAAGTTTTATAATCAAGGATTTTTTAAAGAGGCTATAGATATTAGTATCCCTATACCTGTATGGTTCAATGAATGTCCATTTCCAATTCATGCTTTAAAATATATGGATATAGATGTAACTATTACATTTAGCGCATTAAATAAGTTAATAATATATAAAAAAAAAATCACAGAAGTTAATAAAGATATAACGAAGGTATTTGGACCTCCTAAAGAAGTATGGGATTTACCGGTAGTAGATTTGTTTATTAGGGGTAAAAGTTCATTATTATTGGATATATATGGAAAATTTAACTCCGATGTATATAAATTACCTGATAAATATTATAGATCTAAATTTATGATACCTGAATATAGAGACTTTAATATGGATGGATATATAGGATATAATCCAACTCAGCCAGTTTCAGAATGTAATAATAGTTATAATAAAATAGGATGCTTAGATAATGCTTATTCTATAAATATACCACATTTTATAGATAATAGTGATAAGGTATTTAGACAGTATAAAGCATCCGTAACAGCTGATAGCTCAGGTATTATAAATATTACCTCTAATCCTGAGACATTAATCGATTCAGGGATAGGATATTATATTCCTCCACCTTTTGATGCCAACGATAACGAAACTATATTCATAGACGCATTCGATAATACGCAAAATACTACAGATAATACAATTAATAATTATAAATTCAAACGCCACGAAGTAGACCATATAAGCAACGTTAAATTAAAGAATTTATTACTTGATGTATTTCCTAAAATTTCTCTTATTGATAAAGATGGTATAGCATATAATGATAAATTTCAAGTCACAGAAATGGATATTAAAGGTCGTATCATTACTATTGAAATTATTAGCACTTCAATTGACTTAGAGAGTATACCTAACTTCAAAAAAACCGATGATAATGTATATCAGCTAAGATCTCATGATTATAATACATCTGATATTTCAGTAGAATTCATTTTGTTTAATAAATTATACGACTATGATGATACTATTTATAGGAATGGTGTAACTAATCATTTTTATGGTTCATCTGATAAATTTGCACCATTACTTAATATTAATATCAAGAATAAGGGTAAATACTATATAGGTTCGCCTGATATTTATATATATGGAGAAGGTTCTAATTTTAAACCAGATGTAAATTATGAAATTGTAAGTGGTACTAGAACTATTACTAGTGTAAATATAAACAGTAAAACACCTATAGGATTTATATCTAAACCAAATATCAAAATTAGTAGTAAACAAGGTAATAAAGGAAAATTTGACTGTAGTCTGGGAGTATATACTGTTTGGTGGAATCCTTTTGGTTTATTTAGATCTACTAGAGATAAATTCACAAATTTACCCGAATTCACATATTTTGATGGTATTCAAAAACCAACGGACCCTGATATATATAATGATAAAGATATTGTTCCAACAAGATTAGGAAAACCCATATTAACTCCAATTGTTAGCTCTAGTAGTGGAGCAAAGTTGGATATTAAAATAGGTAATGATGGTATAGATGGATATAGTATAGTGAATAGCGGTTCTTCATATGTAACTGGTAACGCATCAATAAATATGTCTAATTCAATAACAGCCGGTTCATTTATCGATATAAACCATATTACAGCCATAAATGGAGGTATTGTATCTGTAATATTTAATAATTCCGGTATTAACCTGTCTGTTGGTGATATATTAAATATTACTGGAGGAGATAATAACGCATATATCAAGATTACTAAACTTAAAAATGGCGTCATATATGATGTTGAAGTAATTAATGGTGGAGTATATAATACTGAACCAATTAATTATATATTGTCAAATCAATTAGATGGTAATGGAGCCTTGTTTAAAATTAATAGCGATATTGTTTTTTACAACTCAATATCATATCATAATATTAGTAATATATCTGTAATTAATTCCGGTAAAAACTATCAAGGAACCGACCCTATAGTATTAGCTGTAAATCATCCCTTAGATTATTCAGGTTATGGAGCATTACTTAATGTTAATATTGAAAATGGCACTATTACAAATATATACCCGAATTCTGAAGTTGATAGGGGATTTAATTATACAATTTCACCAACTGTTTTTATATATGGCTCAAATTCATTAGAAGCATATGTAAATAGTTTTGATTCAAATGGTGGTATACAAAGTATTATTGTTAAATCATCATTTGAATGGCCCATATATATAATAGATGATTTATTTGAAAATGTTGAGGAGTATTCTGATGAAAATTTATATGATATATCAGGTGATAAATATATCAATGATTATGATATTAAATATTATATTGAAATACTTATTAAAGGTCCGGGGAAAGATGCAAGATTGACTTTGACTAAAAATGATTTCGAAATCAAAAATAATAAATATGTTATTAAATCAATCACAATTAAAAACTCTGGAACAGGATATAGTAATACAAATATATATGTAACATCCGGTAATATTACTAATAGCAATGCTCAAGGTGCTCTCTTTAATGTTACAGTAAATAGAGATGGTTCAATTAGTGCGAATGTCATTAATTCAGGTCAAAACTATAGTATTGGAGATACTTTTAATTTTGTAGGAGGTAGATATAATAATACAGGTTCAAATAGCGCATATATTGAAGTTATAAACGTGAATTCAGGTGGAGAAATCACATCCATAATTGTTGAACCCGGAATAGGATATTATAATAAAAATGAAATAGGTATTCGAGATTATTATTTTTTTTATCCAAGAGCAATGTTAGGAATTAATAGAATAGATGTAATTGATGGTGGTAGTGATCTAGTAGAAGATGCTGTAGTTAAAATTAATGATACTGAATCAGACAATACGTTAGGATTAATATCTTATCCTGATGATTTTGAAATGAAAGTTAGTGATAAAAGCATAATAGGAGTTTTAAATATCGTGGATATATATATCCCAGAACAATTCACTATAAATAATATTTATAAATTTAAAATACATCAAACTATAGGTAATAACTTGTCAATTAATTTTTATAAATCGCTATCTGAAAACTTTAGTATAATAGAAAGTGGATATAGTTATAATATAAACGATATAGTTAGTGCTAAATTAAATCATAATTTCCATGGAAAAGACGATTTTATAATAGGGAATTTTAAAATAACTGAGGTAGATAAATTTGGAGGAGTAAAATCTGTAGAACCATTTTTCGACAGTAATATAGATTTATCAACCAGATATACTGAATTATATGAGCAATATAACACAGATAATTTAGATTTAATATTCTATTATGGTAATTCAAATAAACAATACATTAAAAATGATAATAAACTGCCTGTATTTAAAATGTTTATATCAAATACTGGATATGTTAGTAAATTAACTATTACTAATAAAGGTAGAAATCTAAAAAAATCGACAGAATATGGTATAAATTCAACTATAGTTGATAATTTAGCTGTAATTTCTTCAATAGAGGAGATATTATTAGATTATGATGTACCTATTATAGGTAATTATAATTCTGTTAATAGGAATATAGATGAATTCATTATATACTTGGCTAAAAATTATGCATCAAATCCAGAGATAAATGTAATCAATTTACTAGATTTTAATAGTGCTAATAATGCTATAATTCATACAGAACAGATAAAAGTTAATGAAGATAAATATGTTTATAAATTTAATGTTGTATCTGGTAATGGATATAGACATAATATACCTATTCCAACGATTTTTCCAAATATTATATCTCCTGTATCAGAAAACGCAATATTAAAACCTGTTATTATTGGAAGTCTTCATTCTATTGAAATTATAGAAGGTGGAACTGGATTTAATAGTTTAGAAGATTTTGTCTGGAATAATGATGATTATGAAGATATTATTATACAACCTGTATTATTTGAAGGGGTTATTACAAATATAAGTGTTATTAGTAGTCCAACAATTTACGACGAAGATGTAGTTATTAAAATATCTCATAAGAATCCAAAGTATAATGGACCAGACGTAATAATTAACTGCATAATGAATTATCATCTAAATGAAGTCATTGTAGTTGATAGTGGATATGGTTATCATTCTGATAAACAGAGTTCGTATGGAAAATATATTCCTATTAACTTTGATAAACCTTGTCCAGATACATTTGACGATATTAATAATTTTATTAGTGCTAATGCTATTGCAATAATAGAAGATTGTAGAATAAAAGAAGTAAAAATATTATCTGGCTATTATAAATCAAGTGGTAGTAGTAATCCTAAATCATCTAATTGGGATATTAATATCAATATTCTTGGCAGTACTGAATCACCGGACAACGATTTAAACGCTACTGAAATAGAGAAAAATATCCAATGGTTGAACATAGGTAGTGATTGGTATGTTACTGAACTTATATTACAATTCAAACTTCCTGATGAATTATTTGAAAATATTAATTTTGGAGAATATTTAGATAAAGAAATAACTTCATATGATTTTCTAAGAATAAAGAATACTGATACTTTATTTACTGAAGGTAAAAATTTAGCTATAAAATTAGTTGAAAGTAATACTATCCAGACCGCATTAGTAGATACATCAGAAATAAATTCCAAATCTAGTTTAGAAGATGACATACTTATATTAGACAATGTCAGTTTAGAAGCTTTAAATTCTATAAGTCCTGTAGATTTATACAATATTGATTTTTTATTTGACAATGATCTAGTTATAGCAAAATTAGCGCCAGTCAAAATAGAAACTAATACAATCTATAGTGTAATACCATCGAATGATATCGAATTTAATATGAAAAATATACTCGATTCTATTGAAAATTATTCTAATAATGCTAATCTAAAAATTAAAATAGAACAAGAACCTAATCTTATAGCCAAACTATACCCTTATTTTGATTATGAGTATGGATATAATACAATAGATTTCAATAATAAAACTCAAATACTAACGGTTGAGGCAGGGATATATATTCAAGATCAATTAGTAAATCAAGGAACTGTTAATGGGATAGTTAAAAATACCGTAACGCTCCTAACTACAGGACAAGTTATAGTTAAATTATTAGAAGGAACCAGTTTCCTAACTACATCTAATGGAAGCAATGTATTATTTAATTCGGTCGAAAAAAATGTATCAGCTGTAGAGGATATGGAATATAAATCTAAAATTAATTTAATTGAAATAACTGAATCTGATAAAACATTTGAAGTAGAAGGAATATTAGGTTACAACGGTGGAGGATTATTTCATAGTAGTATTATTATGGAAGCAGGAATAACTGAATTTATAAGAGATGGTAATGACGATATTGATATTAAGCAGAAGCCAAATTATTCAGTAGCACCTTTTTATAAACATGATATAGTTAATCACTATAAACCTAAATATTTAGAAATATATAATTATTATGATAATAATGGTTTTTTACAAGGCGATGATGGTAATGGCGGGGGAATCCAAAATAATGATATTGGAGATGGTAATGAAGCAGGTGCGATTATAAATTTTAATGAATATTTAGATAGTGTTTTGGGTAGAAAAGCTAATAGCATTGATAATAATTTTGGAACAATTATAAACACTGAGTTCAGTGTTATAAATGCACCAGATTGTTCAACTAAGTATAAATTAAACAATACATTTTTTCAAAATAACTATAGAGGTTCTAATTTTTATTCAAAGCCGTTTATTATACCTAGTGGCGGTTATAATACTCCTAATGATTTAGATACTAATTTAACACCATATTTTGTGTTAAACGATTTTGAAGATTATTTAAGTATATTTAAAGATAATATCGATAGTTACGATCAAACACTATCACTTGATTATATTTATCTTGAGAAAAAAGAACTAGAAAATATACTGTTATATACTCAATCATACTTCATACCATGTTATAATAAATTAGAATATAACAATATTAATAAAAACATCAAAATTACATATAATACATTTGGTTCAACTAAAGATATAATAATTTTACCAAGAAGAAGTGATTATATGGACAGAAGTGAATCATTAAATTTTACTGATTTAGATGGTATTGATAATCTAAAATTATTTGATAAATTCAGACATAATAATTATCTTAATAACATAATTAAAAATAGAAATGCCGAGTATATAAATTCGAATTATATAGATAATTATACTTATACGCAGGAAGTTACATCATTTTTAGACAATATTACCCGCTTTATAAATAATGAACCAGGTTCAATTGTTATAAATGAATATAATCTAAATATTGGTAGTAATAAGAATTATATAAGTTATAATGAAGGCATTGATAATAATTATATCAGAACTTTGAATGAATACTGGAAATTTAAAGAGCCAGACGATATACCTATAATAAATAGTGATAATTCTAGAAAATATGAACCTGATATTATAGAAAATATTTCACTATCATTCAATAATATGATTAGAGAAGAGTTTAAAAATAAACATTATTACAAAGATATCCAAAAATATGAGAATTATTCTTCTAATTCAGACAATGGTATCTACCTATATTCATTTGCTAAAAAACCACTAAATTATCTTCCAACAGGCACATGTAATTTTAGTCATATAAATAAGGTTCATATAGGTTTAAATATAAAAGAACCAAATGATAAATATACATACGAAATATTAATTTATAATAGATACTACAATATTCTCAATTTAAAATCAGGATTTGCTGAATTAATGTTTTATAAATAACTAATTATAATTTATTATAGATATTATAACTATTATATATAATAAATGACTGCTTCATTATTACAACTTGTTGCTATAGGAAACGAGGATTATATGATTAATGGAAATCCACAGATTAGTTTTTTTAAAAGCGTTTATCTTAAGTACGTTAATTTTTCAATAGAAAGATTAGAAACTCTTCCTAAAACTAAAGGTAAATTTTCATTAGATAGTATATCTGAGACATTATTTGAAATTAATACAGATAACATGGATGCTTTGGGAAACACATATTTATCTATTACATTGCCCGAGGTTAACGCTAAATTTCCATATAAATTTGAATGGATTGAAAATATTTCAGATTTTATATTAGAAAGAGCTGATTTTATCGTGAATGATGTTGTCATTGAAAGTATAGATTCAAATATTATTCACATGCATTCTAAAAATATACAGAATAATAGTAATAAAAATAATATTAACGAGATAAGGAGTATAAAATCTATAGATATAACCCCAAACTATACATATAATGATTCTAATCAGTTTATAATAGAATCTAATATGAAATCGATTAATAAAATAAATATTAATTTCAATAAAATACCAAGTGTTCCTTCGAAAAGAATATATATTAAATTACCATTCTTTTTTAGTAAAAATGAGGTGACATTACCATTAACATCATTAAAAAAAAATAAACTTTATATAAAGTTATATTTGCGTCCGCTTAATCAGTTATTTAGAATAAGTTCTCCAAGTAAGGTAACAATAAGAAATGGATCACAGCTATTATTTGATCATAATAATAAAGATACATACAATGAATATTTTTATGATGTTTACAATACCGCATATTCTAGTAATAACGCTAATTTCAAATTAAACAATTATATAGATAATATTGATGTCATTTATAATAACATTGATGCTAATTTAATATCATATATTTATTTTTTTGATAAACAAGATATGGATTTTTTTAAAAAAAAGACTGAGATTTTGATAAATACCAATTTCGTATTAAAGAATAAAATAAATACTGTCAATAATGAACTTATTATTAAAAATACTTCACTGATTAAAGAAATAATCATAGTGCCTTCTAGAAATGATAATAATTTGAGAAATAACTATAATTATTATGGAATACATGATAATAAATTATCTGACAAATCTATTAAAACATGGTATAATTATTACTTTGAATTGTGTCATACGCAGTATGTTAGTGATTTAAAATATATAACTGATATTAACAATACCTATAAAAGTAAAATTGATGAAGTTATTAATACTATGCAAAAACATCACAGTCCTTATTATGTTATATTTAATTACCATGATAATAAAGGAAGACATAGATGTATTAAATATGACCAATATGATATAAATACTGATCGTTTAATAAAATATTGTTCTTCATATTCAGATGAATATCATAGTGCATTTTTATATTATGGTATGTTTCGAAACGACACAGATGATATAGTATCTATAAGACCATATTTTTTCCGATATAAATTATTAAATATAAATCATAAGTCTGAAACTATTAAAAGTTTAATGTATTTACCTACCATATATACTAATTCAAATACTATTTATCTATACTTCAATGAACCAATTTATACAAAAAGTATTTTAACTGACAATATTCTTGTTGAAAAGCAATATAATATCACAAAACAAGATATACTTGCTATATTAAATCAGTGGAATTACAGACATTTTAAAAAGATACCTCTGATTACTGACAGTAATTATGATTATTTTAGCAAAGATGAGTGTATTGAATCAATTGATATAAAATATAGAGGTAATTCGATTATAAATAAACTTCATAGTCATAATATTTATAAAACTATTCGCTTCAACTATTATAGACATAATAATAATATAGATAATTTAGTTAAAATTCCATTTTCAATAAATCCAAATAAATATGCTCCATCAGGACATTTAAATACAGAGGAGTTAGATAAACTGGATATATATGTAAAAATTAAGGATATATTTGTAAATGATCCACTATTAGATGATAATTCTATAAATTTAGATATATATCTATCCACAATAAATAAGATTATTATTGCCGATGATAAAATAAAGTTATTAATTTAAGCAATCATAGAAGCCTTGATGGTTGACTGAGGATTATAATTACTCAATACAATATCGTCATATTTAAGTTCTTCTATAGAAGATAATTGTTTATTGATAGTAAGTTGTGGAAAATTAGTAGGTACTCTTGATAGTTGAGTCTTGACTTGTTCAATATGATTTTCATAAATATGTGCATCACCGATTACAATACTTACTTTACCTGGAGAGATATTACATATATTAGACAATATATATACTAATAAACTTGTAGATGCTACATTAAATGGAACTCCTAAAAATAAATCACCAGATCTCTGGTACATCATACAATCTAAATAGGATTTATTATCTTTATTCCTAACATAGAATTGATATGATACATGACATGGTGGTAATGCCATTTCTGATAATTGACATGGATTCCATGCTGTCATGTATATTCGTCTTGATTGAGGATTATGTTTTATTAATTCTATTATATTTTGAAGTTGATCGATACCCTGTCCCGTATAATCTGTATCAGAGTTAATGTATTTAGCATTAAAATGCCTCCATTGAAAACCATATATAGGTCCACAATCACCTTCTGGATTATTTGTCAGTCCGATTGAATCCAAAAATTCTCTGGAGCTATTACCTTTCCATATATTAACTTTTTCATTTTCTAATTCTTTAGAATTAGTTTTTCCATTTAAAAACCATAGTAACTCTTTAGCAACACCTTTAAAATAAACTTTTTTTGTAGTAAGTAATGGAAAATTATTACTTATATCAAATTCCATTTTTTCAGAAAATAGTGATATAGTATTTGCGTTTCTAGTTTTTCTCAAAGTCCCTTCTGTTAATACCTTATTTATTAAATTTAAATATTGATATTCCTGATTATTATCACTCATTGCTTGTATAAATAGATTATTTTCATTCATATTTAAGTAAAGATTATTGGAAGTTTTTCTTAGGTGGAATATGGAATAATTAAAAAATTTATTATTATCCACAATGGTTTCATTAGATACTCTAATCATATTTGAGTATGAACTAAAATTTATTAGAGGAAAGAATGATGTTCCACCTTCATACTTTGGATAATCGACATAAGATAAACAAAGTTCGTCATAGAGATTATTATCCATAAAATATTTATATATTGATTCCCCACCTATTATATATATTTTATCTACATCATCGTTTGATTTTAAATTTAATATACATTCATCTATATTAGTAAAATACTTTATATTCTTTAATGATTTTTCAGGTATATTTCTGGATAACACACAGTTTAATCTACCTGGTAATGCTCTTCCTATACTATCAAATGTTTTTCTACCCATTACTATCGCATTACGTTTATTGACTGTATTACCTATAGTTGTCTTTTTAAAATGATTCATATCTGCTTTTAAGTTATAAATTAGTTTATCTCCATTACCAATTGCACGATTACTTGCTAAACATGCGATACCTATTATTTTTTTCATTTAATTAAATTATAATAAATACTCTTTAGATTAATATCTCACGATTATTTAAAGAAATGGGTTTAATTAAAGCAGCAGTTGTTTTGATAATCGCGGTTGGTATTGCTGATTTCATACAAAAAAAGAAGATAGATTATAAAGACCATCCATATTATGGGTATATATCTCCTTATATTGCTAATAGATGTAATATTATCTTAGCAATTGTAGTATTAATATTAATATTGTTATAATCTGTAATAATTATCATAACAATCTTAGTTATTTGGAGCTATTGATTTTAAGCAACCCTCCAATTTTTTTGACTCTAACATTCATTTTTTCTATAATGATTTCTATGTTAGAAACTGTAGTAATATCATCTTTATAAGTGCTTTTCAAGTTACCTAATCCTGATATAGCATTAGACATTTCTTGTGTGAATTGAATAAGAAGATTTGAATTTTCTTCTTTGAAAACTTTGGATCCGGCAACACTACTGTAATATGTATTAGATATGTCGCTGGCATTATTATTACTTTCAGTATTATATATAGCATCTATGGTAGCAAATACTTTACTAACAAATTTATCTAAACTATCTAATGTATGTTTTCTAGAGCCTTCATGCCACCAACGAACAACTCCTTGTCCCCATTGCGGTTCATCAATATAAAATTTATTATCGTCTGCCCCAACAAAATATAGCTTGTCTTTAGCTTTTATTTTTGAAATGATTTTAAGATTAGCAATACAATGTTCAACATTGCCTTCTAATTCTGAAGAACTTAAATTCTGCGTTGAATTAGATTCATTTTTGGTGTCTTCACTCATTATATATATGTATAAATGACATAATCTTTAAATGTTTTTCTTTAAAATTAAATCCCCCGAAATTCATTCCTTTAGTCCTTAGGCTGAAATTTTTGGAGCTTTAAGCATAATTAAAAAAAATTTGATTAAATGTTTTTAATAAATGCTTAAAAACATCGCAACATTAATAAGCATACAAAGATGAGCACAACAGAAAAACAAATGAATACCTCCGAAACCCAATCTACTTCACAATCAGGCGCTACTACCCTTAGCGCTACCCTTGCTGCCCTTGGTGAGCAAGTTGACCTTCAAATGAGATCTTTTAGAGATATGAGCAAAGCCCTCAAAAAACTCGAAAAAGAAGTTGCTAGAGAACATAAGAGACTAAGCAAAACTCCTAAAGTTAAAAGAACTGTCAAGCAAACACCAACCGCTGTCAATGCTAATATGTCTAAATTCCTTACCACTCAAGCTGTAGAAGGAGTTGATGGTAAATGGACCAGACAATCCATGATGAAAGGTATCTCTGCCTACATCAAGGAAAAAGGTCTTCAACTTGAAGAAGATAAGAAAAAGTGGAAACCTGATGCCACTCTTAACAAGCTTTTCTCCCTTGAAAAAGGTGCTCTCTACACTTTTATGAACATTAATGGTCTTATTAGTAGAGTTGTTGTTAAAGCTGTCTAAATAATCATAACAAAACAATAAGAATATATAATTTTTTTATTGTTTTCTTTCTATATATTAATGGATATTCACTATAAACAATTAGTATATAAAAAAGGTTTAATAGTACCTAATGCTGAGCTAGTTTTTTTTAGACCAAAGGATCTAACTAATTATGAACCAAAATATCTGGATATAGTTAGTAAGTCTAAAGTATTCACAGAGTCTTATGAACAAACTGAATATTATTTTACAGATGATGATGGAATTGATTATCGAATTAAAAAATGGCTTATAGCTGAAGAAATTGATATAGATGGATCAATTATTTATAATATCAAAGCTTCCGATAAACTTGGACTACGATTATTATTTCGCAATGAATTAGCCAAATTTTTAAATAATCACTTTCCTGATATGGAAGATAAATATCCTAATGATCAGTTTATACTTGATAATATAATTAACAAACCATTCTTCAATATAAAATCAAAATTAGTCACTAAATATAGAAATATTTGGGATATGCGGAGAGTATTAACATATATTCAGTCTGATAGTCAAGTTAATATTGCTTTGTTAATAGTAGATAATAATATTATTGGTAGAGTTTTTACAGAATTAATAGACGACGAGGATATTAAAGACTATTTTGATGATAAGCTTATCATGCTACCCTCTATAAATTTATATATATCAAAGGTAGATATTCGTCCTGATTATCAAGGAACTGGACTATGTAAACCATTATTAAAATACACTCTTGAAATACTCAAAAGTATAGGATATAACATGCTATTTATAGATAACGCATCTAAAACTAGAGATGGTATTCCAGCATGTATATGTTATCTAAAAGCTGGTATTGAAAATGGTTATTCTGTTCATGTAAAAGACAAGGAAAGTGAAGAATTTAGAGTAATGACAGAAAATGATTGTCTGAATGGTTATACTAAAGGATCATATAATTATATAATTGACTAAAACTATTATTTATTAGATAATAAATTTATTCTTTTTTCTTTTGTTCTTTTTTCCATTCTCTATAACTGAGAACTATATATAATAAACAAGTCATACTTAATATACTAGTTTAAATTAACCAAAAACTCACTTGTTTTTAATTTGGGTAAATTCAAGTTATATGTATAGTAATACACTCGTTGGCTCCTTGTTAGATTATTATCTTTAATAAATTTACCATTAAGTCCAACATTCGATAAACAATAAAAATTATATCCATTATTTTTTAAAACATTTGATAAGATTTTATCTACTTCTTTTGCATATTTCATTTCACCTAATATTAACTCTATCTCAAAACAGTTTTCAATTTTATTCCATATCTTATATACACCTTTCTTTCCTATTATTAAAGTTTTAATATTATTATTGTTATTGATAACATATAAATCTAATTTATTATGTTCTATAAATATTTTCCTAAATTCTATTCTATCTATGTAATTATACATCTTAAATTTACTAATTAATTTTCTATAGTAATTATATATGATATCAGTATTTTCTGGTTTATCTGATAAATTATACACATTCTCGATTTTAATAGGAACTATCTCTCTCATATCTTTGTAAAAATAATGTGTTTTCAATAAGTTTTTATATGGTAATCCATACGAATCCTTTTTAAAAAGAAATATAGACTGTTTATTTTTGAATGAATTTAGTAATGTTGATATTAATAATGATGCTAAATTCTTTGATCTATTATACTTTTCTACGCATAAATAATCTACATAATATAAATTTAATAATTTCTTTTTGAATACAATTCTCATTGGCTGAGCATGAATAAAACCTATTATTGTTTTTTTATCATAGCAGGATATGTTTACAGAGTGTTCTTTATTAAAACAATACTTTAAATAACTATAATTAATATTATAATCATTATTAAAGTTATCATTTAGGAATGTATAAACTTCATCTAAATTTGATATATTTTGCTTAAACTTGATATCCGAATTATTCAACTTTATATTAAATTTAGGAATTACACCTATTACTTTTATATCTTGGGAATTTTCATTTCTCATAACCGGTTGCTTGTCCCAAAAATTATGTCGCAATTGTATAAAATAACATGCTGTAATTATTAAAATAGCTATTATATAAAGATACATACTTTATTATTAGCTAAAAAAATATTTCTCGTATAAATACTTAAAACTTTTAATTTATATAACTATAATGATAATTTCGATAGACTTTGATAATTATTTATGTATATTTACTAATTTACTATGTATAATACCTTCTATTCTGTTCTTCATTGACAATAATATTTATGATGGTATATATGTGTTATCAACTGGTACTATATCACTAATATATCATATTAATAATAATGAACCTAAAATTCTTAATAATACTTTTGTAAATCCAACATTAATATCTAATATAGATACTCTATATTCTGAAACACTTATAATTAATATTGCATCTTATCTACTATTCTATAAAAATCTTAATATTAGAGCCTCTCTATGCGCATTCCTTATTCCTATATATATTTATCTAAATACAATAGAAAGTGTAGATGTTGCTCATATTAGATACTCATTTATAATTATAATGGGATTAACAGCAATTATTAAATATTTCACACGATACTTTTATACAAAAACCCTTAAAACTAAGAGATTTTTATTACTGTTATTCGCAGCTTTTTTAAATAGTATAGAAGTTGTAGCATTCGAATATCTTCAAAAAAAATATACCTATAATTTTTATCATTCAATTCATCATATATGTGCCTTTACTTCTATTTGTTTATACTTTTATGGACCTATTACAAATAATTCTCCATATTATTATAATAAAAAAAAGATATTAGATAGTATAAAAAAATGCTGTCGTCATAGTCATAAAGTTACTGCTGAAATATCTCCTAGAATTATATGTTCTGGAGAATCTTCAAATATAGCAGATTTGAATATACCTGGTGCTAAAAACAGATTTTTAGATTAAACCTCCTTATTAGAATTAAGTAGATTTAATAGTATTTAGCAATATATGCTTTGTATGTCTTCTCGTTTTTATTAGTTAAAATAGCCCGACCCTTTACGCCATAATATTTCGAGTTATAAAATACACCAATAGTTGTTAATTCTATATATTTTCCAGGACCCACGCCAACCGACGAAACTATTGTTCGTTTTTTCCAATCTAATACTCTAAGACTTGCTATCAATCCTCCGAAATAATATACATCATCCTTTTTATAGAAATAACTTCCTGGAAAAAATTCACCAGGTTTCATGTCCCAGTAACCATAACGTGTCAGTTGTTCAACTTGAGTTAAATTAGTAAATTTTTTTCGTCTATTTTCAGCATATACCGAACATTCACGTTTTTTATTTATTATGTTATCAATATCTACACCAGCCCGAAAAGCTTCATATAAATGAACCCATTTACGGTATGAACTACTAGCATTTTTTAAAGTTGATATCCAAAACATATTTAGATTATTCGCCTTCTGATAAGCTATTTTATATACTAACTGTGCATATGAATATGAATGGGATTTACAAAAACTATACTTTCTTAGATTAGATAATTTTGATAATAATACCTTTCGTTTATTTTCATCAATATTATATAATGATTTATTGAACCTTTTTCTATCTTCTATTTTCCACTTATTTTTTGATAGACATCTTCTATACTTATCTGCCAACTCTTCGTCTATACCTAATGTATTTGATAATAAACTTATAGCATCGTCGTCATATACAAATTCTGTGCTATAATCTATTTCGTTATTTTTATATCGTGCATCTTTAGCAGCAGGTCTAATTATAGCAAGACATAGTGCAATATCATCTATAGATTTTGGCTTGATCTTCATCATCGCTTTTCTCATCAGGGGTGATTCTGCCAGAGTAATACCTATATTATCTCCATCTTGTAATAATTTGTAAGTTTTCTCATCATATGGACAATCATTAAAGTCAATATTTTTACCAGATATATCTATTAATTGACTTATACCTTTACTTGATAATATATCTATCTTAAATTGTTTAGTTTTTGATATCTCATTCTTATCATATAATATTTGACTCAAGGTTTTCCTATTAATAATAAGTTCTTCAGGTATTCCATCATGAAAGAAGACTATTCCTCCACAATGTAAAGAATAGTGTCTAAATGTATCCTCTAATTCCTTTTTATGTTTATGTATTAGTTCTCTTTTTTCCTTTGGCAAGGATTTTACAAAATTATGAATATCTTCCTTCGCAATTCGTTTGTTAATTCCTACCATTCTTATAGCTTCTCTTAGAGCAGATTTCTCATGCCAATGAACATGATTACTTATCCGTGCTACCTGATTAGGCCAATTTAATTCCAGCTTTAGAAATACCTCATCTCTTAAATAATGAGGAAAATCAAAGTCAATATCTGGTAAATTATTTCTATATTGATTTAAAAATCTGGCAAAACTAATATTAGTTTTTACAGGATCTACGTTACTTATTCCTAACAAATAACATACTAGAGACGAACCACATGAACCTCTTGTAACATGTGGTATATAATTTGTCATTCTGAGTATTTCAGTTGCTCTAATTAAATAATTAGATAAGCCTTTATCTTCTATTAACTCTAGTTCTCTATTCAGACGTTCAATATACACTTTATCATCAGGGCATTCTTTAACAAATCTATCTTGTATATCTTCAATATCATATTCTTTTAACACATTTTTATGGTCTGGTATATTCTTTATGAGTGTCAATTCATGCAGTATTAATTGTTTTTTTCCAATCTTACCATGTTGATATTTATAATTCCAAGGGAAATTAATAGAGGCATTCAGATATTGGTTCATTCTATCGCAAATTTTTATACAGCTTCCAGCCTTTAGATCTAAGATAAGCCCATATTTTTTATTAGACTCTTTATCTTTTCTCAATACTCGCCCTATACATTGAACAAACGTTTTAGGATTTCTTTTCTGCACTTTATCCAGAAATATACAACAATCTAGATTTTTTATATCAGAACCTTCTCTATGTTTGCCAGCACAAAATAGTATCGCATTACTATTTTTTTCAGCGTATTCGCTATAAGATTCATTTGAATCTTTACTCGTATCAATTCCTATGTAAAAGTTATCAAACTTTTTACGCCATAGTTTAGATAACTCATAGCATTTGTCGATGGTTCCACACCATACAATAATCTTTTTATAATACAAATTAGCTATCTTATTTTTACAAATAGTTATGAAATCTTTATCTGTCATCCTTTTATCACATTTTACCCAACATATTTTAGGAGCCACGATTACATCATCGCAAAACGCATCATAGATAGTATAATCTGTTAATACTTTATTATAGGGTTCGTAATCAAGACATGGTGTAGCAGAAAATCCTATACATGATGTATCTTGGTAATTCTGGAGATAATATTTATAAAACTCTTGTGTTGTTTTATTAGTAATACTATGACATTCATCATGTATTATTAAACTAAATTTAATTGACATTTTACTATATTTTTGACCTGATACTAAAAAAGCTCTATTAATTATTAATAGAATAGGTTTTCCCCATATAGTGGCACTACTAATAGATGAATACCAATTACCTGGTTTATTTTCAGTATAATTAATCACCAAGAATTTGCTATTTATATCAGCATATCCTTTTTCTTTTAGTGTAGTCTTATTAAATTGTTCAATTAAAATTGATTTTTGCTCACATACCCATAGTATATTTCTATTAGGATAGATTTCATTATATTTAGAAATTAATTCCAATCCAACCCAAGATTTACCTGTTCCTGTGGCATGAAAATGAACTCCTGAATCAAAATCATTATTAACCGAACAGTTTATCGCGTCAATCTGGTTTGTTCGCAACATTGTTAATCCAAATAAATTCTATATAATCAATATCAAATTTAAATATAATTATTATATATAATGAGTAATTGTAAAAAATATAAAAAAACAAAAGTTCCGAAATGTAATGACCAAGAAGGTTGTCACTGGGTAGTAAGAAAAGGATGTATTGATGATGTGGTAGAAGTCAAACAACCTACTGTTGCAAGAGACTTTTTAAGTAATAAAACTAACGCAACTGTTTTTTTAGTAGATATTCCGGATTCTTCCTTAGACTATCCTGATTTTCCAGATGAAGCGGTATATGTTGAAGATAGAGACAATAATACTAAATCTTGCTATTATCCAGAATGGATATATGATAATAAAAAACGAACAAATCATATTAAATGCAAATCAGAGGATGAGTACGATAAACTTAAATTAGACTATTATAAAGCACAAGATGAAGCCGAAGATAAAAATTTTATATTGATTACCAAAGATATAGTATCAATGATTGTTGAAAATGGTGGAATTCGAGGTGATCTTGTCGAAAATATAAATGAACATGGTTATAGAACTGAAGGATTATATATTTTAGATAATAATTCACGTGGTGATTTAATAATATCCAGATTAGGAATGGAAAGTGATTCTTATGGTAATGTCCCATCTACATTTTCATTAAATGAACAATATAGCCCAGGATATTGGACAAACGCATTATCACCATTTAACAATAATGTTATTAATCTATCTGATGTAGATGAATCAAGTGAATCTTACTGGCATAGTGGCGATGAACAACCAGAACCACTTCATATTTCCAATTTAAAAGGTCTTAAAAAAGACAAACACGTTTATGTTGATGAGGAACATGGAAATATAAAAATATATTTATCTTTTATGGCTCTTATTTATAAAGGAGACCTAAATGCCGACGAATTATTAAAAAAACTTGATCCTAAGAATATCGATGTAGATTATTTTGGAGGTGGGTCAGAAAATACAATTTACGTATATCCATTAGACGAAAATACAGCTGAACTTAGAACTTATTAAAATTATACAATAATATCTATACCTAAATAAAATAAATAAATAATTATAAATTTGATATTAAAAATTACTTATTTATATTAAACAAAGATGAGTGTTAATGGCGAATTACAATATTCTAAACTTTCCAAAGATATAACTAAATCTCTATCTAAAAAAGATAAAAAAGATAACGGTATATTTTTCACACCACCAAACACTATTGCTGAAAATATAAACATGATAAGTGATTACATACAAGATGATATGGATATTCTTGAACCATCTTGTGGATCGGGCGAATATATAACGCAATTAAATGATTTATATCCTAACTCTAGAATTACAGGTGTTGAATTTAATGAAACCATATACAATCAAATAGAACAATTAAATGACATAGATAACGTAACCATTATTAATGCCGACTTTTTAGAATATAATGATAATAAAAAATATGACCTTATAATAGGTAATCCTCCATATTTTGTTATGAAAAAAA